CAAAACTAGGATCTAATTCAAAAGTAATTTCAGTACTTACTTTAAACAACGGCGACATGCTTAACGCTGACGGTGTTCAAGATGAAACTGTAGGTCAACAATATTTAGAGAGACATAATAACTGGCCCGCACAAATGTGGATTCAGACTTCATACAATACATCAGGCAATACTCACAATTCTGGTGGTACTGCTTTAAGAGGTAATTATGCAGGCATTGGTTATACTTGGGACGAAGATGATAATATCTTCTGGCCTAAAAAACCTTATACATCTTGGGTAAAACATTTAGAATCTGCTTCTTGGAAATCACCAATAGGTGATGCACCAGCATTAACAGAAGAACAAACAGCAGATGAATCTAATAGATACAGTTATAACTGGAATGAATCCGGTCAATCTTGGGATTTAGTTACAACTCCAATAGCTTCATAACACTTGACAATCTAACAAAATAATATTACTTATGGTGGTAGGTATGCAAAAGAAAGTTTTAACAGAACAGTCATTATATTTCGGCGACATTGCTATGCCGAAAGGTTTTGAAATAGACCAAGAAAAACTTACCAACGATATTTTACAATCTACTTTCAACAATAAAGAATTTCCATTCTCAAAAACTTGGGACATGTTAACGACTTATATGAGAGAACATGTAAATGTAGAATATGGTTTTACTTTAGTTAATAAAAAAACATGGGGTGATATTTATAAACCTCAACAAGTAAGTATTCCTTTACTAAATATAGATCCAGTGGATCTACGAAACTCACCCGATTATACTTTACTCTACGGTGTTAAAGTTGACGGCTGTAGTGTTAGAATTCACTACGACGATAACAGAAGAAAAGGTAGAAGTTGGGATATAGAATTAAAGAATAATATGTTTATTATGTTTCCATCAACGAATATGTATTACATCACAAATAATCAAAAGGATAGTTTGAATTTTGTACAGACTATTACCTATGAATATATCTAATTATTACTGGTATTTTAAATCAGCTATACCTCCAAAAATATGTGATGACATTATAAAACATGGATTATCACAAGCAGAAACTATGGCACGAACAGGTGGCTATGGTGATAAAGAATTAACTAAAGACCAAATTAAAAATATGCAAAGAAAAAGAAAATCAGATTTAGTTTGGTTAAATGATACGTGGATTTATAAAGAACTACACCCTTACATTCATCAAGCTAATAAAGCTGCAGGTTGGAATTTTGATTGGGATAGAAGTGAATCTTGTCAGTTTACAAAATATAAACTCCAGCAATTTTACGATTGGCATTGTGATTCCTTTGATAAAGTTTATGATAGACCAAATACTCCAGAACACGGTAAAGTTCGAAAACTATCTATGACTTGTCAATTAACAGATGGTTCAGAATATCAAGGTGGTGAACTAGAATTTGATTTTAGAAACTACGATCCGCATATGAGAGAAGAAGCTAAACATTTAAAACAAGCAAAAGAGATATTACCTAAAGGAAGTATTATTGTCTTTCCATCATTTGTATGGCATAGAGTTAAACCCGTAACGAAAGGAACGAGATATTCATTGGTAATGTGGAACCTAGGATATCCATTTAAATAATATGATTAAAACAATAGAACAGAAAAAGCAGTATAGAAGAGAACAATATTTAAAACATAGAGAAAAAGAACAGAAAAACCATGCTGAATATTACCAAAAAAATAAAGATAAAATTAATGAAAAAATAAAAAATTATAACAAAGAAAATCCTGAAAAAAGAAAAAATGCTATTTTAAAAAATGTATATGGAATTACATTAGATCAATATAATCAAATGTTTGAAAAACAAAAAGGCAAATGTGCTATTTGTAAAAGACATCAAAAAGATCTTACTAGAACTTTATGTGTTGATCATAACCATAAAACAAAAAAAGTAAGAGGACTTCTATGTTTAACGTGTAATACAGATGTTTCTGTAGTGGAAAATCGCCTAAAAGAAATGTTAAAATATATAAACAAATATAGAAAGGACGTAAATTAATATGTATATAAATAATTACTTTAACACAACTATTTGGTCTGAACAAAAACCAGAGTTTTTAAAATCTTTAACTAAAGCAACTAACAAATATATTAAAGATGCTAAAAACTTTCCAGAAGCTAAAAAACATATTAAAGAATTCGGAGACTTTGGAAGAAGTTATCATTCAACTCCACTTACAGCGGACAACGATTTTAGAGACTTTAGAGATTACATTGGTCAAAAGTCTTGGGAATATTTAGATCATCAAGGTTTTGATATGCAACAATATGTAACTATGTTCAGTGAGATGTGGGTACAAGAGTTTGCAAAAAAGGGAGGCGGACATCATTCTGCACACGTCCATTGGAATCAACACGTATCTGGATTCTATTTTTTAAAGTGTAGTGATAAAACATCAATGCCCGTTTTTCACGAACCACGGACCGGGGCTAGATCTACTAAATTAAAAATGAAAGATCAAAAAGGTGTATTGGCTGGTAGTGAGCTTATTCATTTTAAACCAACACCAGGAACTTTAATTATATTTCCAGGATATTTAGAACATGAGTTTAGTGTAGATTTTGGAATAGAACCTTTTAGATTTATACATTGGAATATTCAAGCAGTACCGAAAGAGATGGCTAAAGATGTCGTTTAAAAAAAATAAATATGTAGTTATAAAACAAGCAATAGATAAAGATTTAGCTTTGTTTTTATACAATTACTTTCATATGAAAAGACAAGTATTAGACACCTGTCGTAATGCTAGATTTATATCTCCTTATGAAACATTATTAGGTGAGTATGAAGGAGCAGATGGTCAGATTCCACATACTTACTCAAACTATTCTGATATAGCAATGGAGACTTTAATGCTGAAGTGTCAACCTATTATGGAAAAGACTACGGGATTAAAACTATATCCAGCTTATACTTTTGCTAGAATTTATAAAAAAGGTGATATTCTTAAAAGACATAAAGATAGATTCAGTTGTGAAATATCTACTACTATGAATTTAGGGGGAGATGATTGGACTATTTATTTAGAGCCATCAGGAGAAGTTGGCAAAAAAGGTATTAAAGTAGATTTAAAACCAGGGGATATGTTAGTCTATTCTGGTTGTGAATTAGAACATTGGCGAGAAAAGTTTAAAGGCAAAGACTGTGCTCAAGTATTTCTTCATTATAACAATAGAAAAACTCCAGGGTCTAAAGATAATATGTTTGACAAACGTCCACATTTAGGTCTTCCAAGTTGGTTTAAGAGATGATATAATTTTATGATGGAGGCAGTGGCATCCACCACATGTCTTGCTGCTTCCTTCATAAAATTTATAGGAGTTTAAATTGTTAGGTATAACCGCACTAGCCCAATCACCCATTGCCTCGTTAGGGGGAACTAATGTTAATGTAGAAGTAATAGGTATACAATTAACAAGTGCTATAGATGCAGCAACAGTTCAGGCAAATGCAAATGTTAATGTTACCGAATCTCAGTTAACACTTACTCAAGGTGAAGAAGTAGTTGATGTAAACACTATTGTTAATATTACAGGATCTCAACTAACAATGTCTATGGGTGACGAAACACTTATAGGAAACGCAATTGTATCTGTTACAGGATCTGAATTAAATTGGACTATAGGAACTTATTCTGTAAGTGCTAATGGTAATATAAGTATTATTGTTACAGAGCACGATCTTGTAATGTCAACCAATGACGTAACTACTACAGCAGACGCAAATATTGATGTTACTGGTATACAATTAACAGGAACTTTAGGGGAAGAAACTGTTGTTTTAAATACCCCTGTAGATGTAACAGGATCTCAGTTAACAACTTCTATTGGCACAGCAGTAGCCGTTCCTGGAGTAGAGGTACAGGTTACTGGAATACAATTAACGGCTTCAATTAATAGTCCACTAATTACAGCATGGTCTACTGTAGACCTAGACGTAACTAATATATGGACAGAAGTTAATAAGGATGTATCCAATATTTGGGTGGAAGTTGATAAGGCAGCTTAAACAAGGTATAATACAAAATTATGGCATCAACATATTCAGCAGATCTTAAATTAGAACTTATGGCAACTGGCGAAAATGCCGGTACATGGGGAACTAAGACAAATACAAACCTAGATTTAGTACAACAAGCAATTGCAGGGTACCAATCTATAAATGTAGCATCAATTGATGTAGCTCTTGTTATGTCTAATGCTTCTATTTCTAATGCTAGAAATATGGTCCTTAATTTTACAGGAACCCTAGCAGGAACTAGAACTGTTACAATTCCTGATTCAATCGAAAAATTTTATATTTTAAAAGATGGGACTACCCATGGCGCAAACACTTTAACTTTTAAAACAGTATCCGGAACTGGCTTTGAATTAGACGAAGGTAAAATTCATGCAGCTTATTCTGATGGAACTAATATTAACGAAGTAGCACTTAACACTTTAGGTGGAACTATCGGGACAGCACAAATAGAAGACGATGCTGTAACTAATGATAAGATTGCTGATGATGCAATCCAGAGTGCACAATTAGCAGACGATGCAGTATTGACTGTTAATATTTCTAATGCTCAAATTAGTACAGTTAAAATAGTTGATAACGCAGTAACAGCTGCAAAGCTAGAAAGAAAATTTACAATTAGTACCTCTTCACCCACAGGAGGAAGTGATGGGGATGTTTGGTTTAAATATTCATAGGAGCTTAAATGGCTAATACTTATGGCAAAGTTTCTGGAACATTTGAAGAGATAGAAAATGCTTACGGAAAAGTGTCTGGCACTTGGGAAGAAGCTGATGAGATTTATGCTAAGAACTCTGGTACTTGGGAATTAGTATTTGCAGCTTTCACTGCAACCTCTCTCACAACATTAAGTTCTGGTTCAGGAACTTTTACAGTACCTGATGGTGCTAATGCAATTCATATTCAAGCTGCAGTCGGAGGCGGGGGTGGTGCTGCGGGCGGAGTAGATTATGATAAAGCAGGTGGAGAATCAGCAGGTGCTGGTGGTGGATCAGGAGCTTATGTATCAGATAAAGTATTTACGGTAACCGAAGGTGAAACTATAACTTATTCAATAGGTGGTGGTGGAGCTGCAGGAAACCAAACTTCAAATTATAGTCAGCCTCGTATAGCAAGTGCTGGAACAAATTCTACTTTATCAGGATCAACTGCAGGAGCAATATTTACATTAAGTGCTGGAGGTGGTTCTTCGGGTACTGGAGGTGGGGTACAAGGACCTTTAAGAACTAATACTGCAGGGACTGCAGGTGCAGCTACTGTTGGAGGTACTGCGGTTACTTCAGGAAATTTTAGAGATTTAGATGGGTCAACTAAATCGGTTACTACTTTAACAAGTGGTCCGGTTGGAACATTTAATCAATCAGGAAATGGTGCTGCAGGAGATTTATCTGGATCAGGAAACTGTGGCGGAGATAACTGTAGTATAGCTGGTTTTGCTGGTGGTGATTCTTACGCAGGAAATATCTCAGGAGGAGCAGGAGGATCAGGAGGATCACCAGGTTCTGTTGGAACAAGAGGCTCAGGGGGTGGTGGTGGATCAGCTCCTACAAGTAATGGTGCTGCTGGTGGAGCAGGTGAAATTCAGTATAGATTTTTAAGAGTAAATTAGTATAGTGCCTTATGGCAAATATATCAAAATGGTTTGGTTATCCTGTATACATAACTAAGTTAGAAAACTTTGAAGAAATAAACAAGACA